AAAATTCATAACGCAATCGTTGATGCTATGGAAAATCATAATAAGGATCAGGATGCAGACATGCATTTTTTTAATAAGAACAAGAATAAAGTATCTGGAAAGGAGATTGCGTAATGGCTAATAAGAAAACATCAGTGTGGGAGACACTATCGACAATCAATGTTTCTGAACGTGTCGAAAAGAAATATTTTAAAAACAAAAAAACTGGCAGAGAATATGGTCTGTCATATTTGTCGTGGGCTTGGGCTTGGGCCGAAGTTAAAAAGCGGTATCCAACTGCATCATATGAAATACACGACGATATATTTTTTCCTGACAATACTGTCGAAACCAGAGTAAGCGTCACCATTGAGGATCAGACCCACATGATGTGGCTACCCGTAATGGACTTTAAGAACGACGCCAAAGTTAACCCTACATCACGGGAAGTAAGTGACACCCGAATGCGTTGCCTGACTAAAGCTATCGCAATGCACGGGATGGGTCACTACATCTACGCGGGTGAAGAGCTACCCGAAGGTCAATTAACCGAAGAAGAAGCTAAGACTAACGATCCAAACTTAAACATGAGCCATGAAGAAAAGGCTGAAGCTTGGCTGGAGTTCTTTTACAACGATACAGTAGATGCAACTAAGTTTGCAGAGAACGATAAAAAATTTCAACGGTGGTTCACAAGGGCTGATGAACTAACCCAAGCGTTACGTGAACGCATCAATGAAGCCTATCTAACTAAAAAAACGGAGTTAATGTTATGAAAGCTATTAGTATCGCAGGGCGTACAACCAAGAACTGTGAAGTTCAAACGTACGAAGGAAGGGAGTTTATTACCTTTTCTGTCGCGGTTGAAACGTATCAAAAAAAACAAAAGGGAGTAATGTTCTTTGAGTGTACTTACTACCGTACGGGTCTAGCCCCCCATATGCCCAAAGGAACCCCTGTAGCTGTGTCTGGGGAGTTTGTTGCTGACGAATACAATGGAAAGACGTACCTGAAAGTTCGCGCATCAGAGGTCACCCTGTTGGGTTCTGCAAGGAAAGAAGAAACAGCGTCAAATCCTGAACCAGCCCCGCCACAGCATGAGAATACAACGTCCCAAGACATGGACGATGAAATACCTTTCTGATGGCTATCAATTTGCAAATGGAACTAAGTGATGGGCAGCTACAGCCCGTCACACGTTACGACGCTGAACGCATGGAAGAATATGCAAACGGTCAACTGTTTAATATTAAAGCAGCCGCTAAGAGATCGAACCCTCACCATAACCTGTACTGGTCCACGCTTCGAAATGTGGCCCGTGATACAGGCAAGTGGCCCACAGAGCATCACCTACATGATGAACTAAAGATTGCTTGTGGCTACGTGCGTATCAAATTGTCGGGACTTAACGGGGAGCTAGTCAACATTCCTGACAGTATCCGTTTTGATAAAATGACCCAGAATGAATTTACGAAATACTTTGATCTTGCCATGCAGAAACTTGCAGAAGGAATTGGTTATGACCCTTTACGTGAATAAGAGTGATCAGGAACATGAGCATCGGGTATTAAATTTTTTAGAAAAGCGTTGGAAGTGTGACAGTGTCAGATCCTTAGAAAAGAAAGCAAGCTTCGATGGGTTCCTACATCGGGATGGTAAGCCCACAGCCCTAGTAGAAATACGTCGATTGAATTGCTACTCCAACAGTTATCCAGACGCTATGATTAGCTACACCAAAATTCAAAACTGGCAGACGCTGTATCCTGTTTTAAATTTGCCGTGCTTGTTTGTCGTTAATTGGCTGGATCAAGTTCGATACGCCAACATCGAAGATATAGTTTCGCACAGAGACATTCGGGTTAGCCCAATAAGTAAAAATAGACGTAACCCAGAAGAGGACAGGGAGATTGTTTTTTATTACCCAGTTCAAAAATTTAAATTGATCGCAATTGATTTAGAAGCAGAAATCATGCACGATCCAAACAAGGTAGATAAATATGACCCATAAGTTCAAATATACCGACGAACAAATTATGATAAGGGCTATGCCTTGCCCTAAGTGTTTTGCTAAACCTAGAGAGTTATGCAAAAGAAAACCAAAAGCAAATGGTATGGTTAGAAACCACGAAGAACGAATGTTTTTATTTCACGATCACGTTATGGAATGTTCTTATGGTGCTATGTATTTTCAAACACACTCCGTTCCTACTACAAAGAAAGCTTCTGATGAGTTAGACGAATTTGAAAGTTTACTTGAACCATATGAGTAATCTAACAAACAGACCACCTTTAGGACTTAAAAAACCAAAAGATAAAAAAGATGCAAAATTTTTACAGAAAATCCGTGAATTACCATGCTGCGTTTGCAAACGGTTTGGGCTGGTTCAACGATCCCCAACTACAGCGCATCACCCGATACACGACAGGTTCTCAGCAAGAAAAGTTTCAGACCGACTTGCTATCCCGCTTTGCGACGATCACCACCAACAGCTTTGGGGAACCGACAAATCTAAACTGGCGATACACAGAAGTCCTTTGAAATGGCGTGAAGCTTACGGCCCCGACTATTCTTATTCTTTTTCATCCGTCCAAGAAACCGACACGTAAAGGGCTGGGCCGCGCTCTGGGTGACAGTAACGTTTCTGTGCCTTGATGGACACAATTTGCTTATCATCAGCATATACGGTGTGTATAAGCCCGTCTGCAACGCATTTGACGATGTTATCTAAGTCAGGGGTGGATGTGTGAGAGATAACCCCATATTCAGCTTCTAATCGTTTTACTTTGGGCCACGACTTGGGGATCTCCATGAATGCTACAATCTCCAGCACCACGGGCCGTTTTGTTTGATCGACATTCTGCTTAACCATCTGACCCCAAGCAGCCGCGTGTAAACGACGTTCATAATCTCTGGTCTTGTTTGGGGTGTAAATGTGACCCGCTTTAGTGAACCGTGGACGCCCTTTACCAACAGGCTGACCCGACAATTCAATCTCTACTTTTGTTAGTTCGATCACACGATCTCCTTAGATTTGTGTAAAAACTGCACCCAGTCGTTACATTTTTTTTCACTATTTACAATTTTTTTTGCATGACCCCCTTGTATGTCTGATAAAAATAACTATATGTATATTATAAGAGACAAAAAGGAAGTTTTTAAAATGGAAATTAAAATTCACAGCGACATGATCTGGTTAAAAGATAACTCAAAAGCACACGAATATGAAGTTGAGGTTTGGACAGATCAAGGGGACACAGTTTTTGTTGGAGTAGATGCTACCAACAGAACCCAAGCAGTTTCTTTTGTAAGAAAGTTTGCTTTTAAGTGGATAGCTGGAACTGGTCACGTAACTGCATCATGTAACATGACTGCATAATCAACAGGGGGGCCTAGTCCCCCCAGAAAGGAGATCTCAAATGAGATTATATACTAATAAATCTGGGGCATGGTTTGGGACACAAGCTGACGCCCGTCGTAGTTCACCCAGAAACTGGGTTGAGGTTGATGTGCCTACATCTAAACAGGATCTCATCAACTGGTTGAATGCCAATCAAGTGGGCGGTGGTTATGACCAGCCCGTGAGCAATGAGCCAGCCATTGAGACTGAGCCATCACATGAAAAGCTTAATAAGCTGTCAGCAAGCTGGGTGTCATGGGCCTTAGATACTCTCATCAGAGGGGACAGGGCTGAAGCAATCGATATGCTCAAGCTTGGACTAAAAGCACAGAGGGGTGTGGGTCAATGACCCGCGCTCAAATCATCGGGGCCATCGGTAACCCTCACCTACAATTGTACAGGGGGGACGGATACTTCTATTTCGTTTACGACGATGGCAAGGATCGATGGGAAGATCAGTCCGTGTACGTCTACAGATTAAATCATCTGTCATATGATCGATGGGTTGATGAGGGAAAAAGTTTTTTAAAAAAAGTTCTATCTGATACTTGAATGTCTGATAAAAGTACCTATATGTATATTATAGGAAACAGAAAGGAAATTTTGAAATGGGTTTAATAGTTCACATTTACAGAGACACTGGCATGGATTGCACAATGGACGGTATCTCAAAATTATTCGATTACTTAACAGTCGTAAATGTTGAGGGGCCATTTGAGCCAGAAGAAAAACGTCCAGCCGTTATGATCGTAGATGACAAGCCTTGTGGCAGACCATACCCCAAGCTAGTGCCAGCCACATGGAATGATGTGAAAGGTGAATGGGTTCGAAGTGAGGGCTGGTATATGGCTGGCGGTAACTATGGGGCAACCTCAGACAGTCGATTTAAAGCTGAAGGTATGGTCCACGATATTCTACCTATTCACGATAGAATTGAAAATTAATATCACGGGGGCTTCGGCCCCTACCCACCCAGCAAATTAGAGAAAGGATTTGCTTATGAAAAACTTAAACATCAAACCAGTGCTTCACGTAAAAGGCGATAAGAACCGATACTGTGGCCCATCAGCAATTAGTGCTATCACTGGTATGAATACTGGCGAAGCTGCACGGATGATCCGTCACGTTGGTGGACGCAAGTCAGTCAAAGGATCTTTCGATTGGGAAGTCCGTGAAGTTCTGGAGCGTTGCGGCATCAGAAGCGTCCGTGAAAATTTTGGTCTTAAACTTGGCAGATCAAAAGGACCAACACTAGCAGCTTGGCTTCGACACACTGTGAAGGAGCGCACAGCTAAACGTGTATTCCTGATCGTGGCTGGCTGGCACTACCAGTTAGTTCAAGGGCGTCGCATTGTGTGCGGGATACTTGGGGAGCCGAAATCGATCCGTGACAAAAAGGTTAAGCGTCGCGCCCGTGTAGCTGAAGTGTTTGAGCTTCACAGCATGGGTAAGATCTGCAAGCCACCTGAAGCTATAAAACCCAAGCGTCCAGTTAACTCTGATTACAGTACAGCCCAGCGCATGGCTAAAGCTATGAACATCGACATCGACATCGATAAACTTAGCAATGGCGAAAGCCAAAAGTGGATTGGCGGTTACGACGATGTGGACGAAAACGGTGAGGACATCGACTTCACTGAGATTGGAGTGATTGAATACCATTGCTGTTATGATTGGTGGGAAGTCTGCGACACCCTTAATTCAATAGCCGAATACAGAAAGGAGCATGGCTACAATAGAGCAGTAACTATCCCCGCTTAATTGCGGGGGTAACCCTCCCTGAAAAAAAATAAAATAATTTTCTTGACAACCCTTGCAATGTATTACGAAAGCACCTATATGTATTATAGGTTAAAGAGAAAGGAACCTAAAATGTTAGATCAAATTAATAATGCATTCGCAGAATTAGATGAAAAAATGCACGTTGCTGCTATTGAATTTACAAAAGAAAAGAAAGCAAACTTTCAAAAAGAGTATATGAAAAAGCAAAACGAATACCGTGATTTAATTTCTAAAGGAGAAATGAAAGGGGACCGTATTTATGGAGCTATGTTTTATTGGACTGTGAACTATTACGGCTCTAAAGCAATGATGAATTTAATTGATGGACATGGTTTACAAGATGCTTTGGAAAATGTTGAAAAAAATGTCCAAGCAAAAATTGACCGACGTAATGCACAGATCATAAGGGCATTGAGAAAAAAAGAAGTTAATGAAATTCCAGAGTTTAAATTAGTTGAATATTCAAACGGTGTGGAAGGTTTCTTCGACGTAGCTGGTCACAAAGTACACATCAGAACAATCTTAGCTGGCGGTTACAATATTCAATGCCTACACGCCAGAACTTTAATCAACATCAAGTAATTAATAGGGGGCTTCGGCCCCCAGAAAGGACTTTCTCATGGCAACTTTTTCTTCTGACGCAATGTTGGATTTCATGATTGAGGGTAACGTGGTTTCCCTTTTGGAAATGATGTCGATGTTTGGGGTTTGCAACCCAGCCGCTGAACTAACCAAGATCCGCAAGGATGGTTGGATTATCGAAAGTAGGCGTGTGCCTATGACTAAGATAATGGTACGCATGAATAAGGTCATGCAGTTCACACCACCCAAGCAACTCCCTCACAAGGAATGCTTGATGATGGAATACTGGATAAGCAAATGAGTTACGCTTGTCCCATATGCCGCGACACTAAGCGGATTACGCACACCTTCAGGACTGAATACTTTGGTCCTGAACATCGAATGACTGAGATTTGCAGATGCGATACCAGCATGACTGATTATGAGCTTGCCCTCATCACTGGGGAAATGGACGCCAATTGTCTCAGCAATACGCCAAAACAAAACGAAGAACTATTGGATCGATTGTTTGATGGCAAATGTCAGACTACCAAATTGGAATATGGTAGACGTTACAACATACCTGTTGAGAAAGGGATCTAAAATGGGTGAAAAAAAATATACTTTTTACGATAGCTTTGAGAAAAGAAGTATCACTGATGTCGAAATCGAAGTCATGAATAAAGCTAGGAAGGAACTCCACAAGCGTGGATACATTCCTATCGAATATGAGCTTGTGTTCTTATCAAGCTGGGGTGGGCCACGCATTCAGAAATTCAGCATCGTTGCTGACTGTGCTGGTGGTCCAGAACGTGGGCTGGATAGATTGTTCCGTATTTGGGTGGACTACAAAATTTCTCCAGTTTCAACAAAGTCTGTGCTAGATTTATTTCACGTAACAGAAAAGATTACGAATAAAGAAACGGGGCAAGTTTATTATAAGGATGAAAATAACACTTATAATGAAAAAGGTATAAGGACTAAAGTTTATGAAGATTGATTGGGAAGATTTAACGATTGCAGCTATTGCAATTACAATGGTCACCGCTTGGATACTTGGCGTAAGCTGGGGGTACTTTTAATGATCGGGCTAAACCCAGAGCAACAACAGACGCTAAAATATTTGCGTCAACAGGTTGATCGATTGTCCGAAGAAAGATTTCGTAGGGACGCGCGTCGAACAGTTAACTCAGAATATCATTACGCCAGATTAGAGCTAACACGTTATACTTCACAACTTAGGCAGAAAGGACACAATATATAATGGTACAAGTAATAGATGTGGACGTATCATTTGACAATTTCAAAGAAACATTTGGACGTACTCCAACAGAAATAGAATTGTCGATGCTGATGAAACTTCAGGAAAAAAAAGACAAAGCTAAGAAAGAAATAGAACGACGTAGAGCTTTGGGTATGGGTTCAGAAAGAAAAGAGCCAATAAGAAAGCCCCTGATAGCAGTTTCCCCGCGTGGCATGATGATAAACAAAATGTTGAAGTATGGCTTAGAGCCGATACAAATAGCTGATGTGCTTAACACTACTTTTGAAAAGGTCATAAACATGATGGCCCGATATAGGCTACCACGAAAAAATGTCAGGTTAGTTAAGCCTACTGACTACAAGTAATCGTGCGGGTGGTACATACGGTGTTTAAAGTGAGAGCAAAAAACAAGACATCAAAAAAATACCACCCGACACAACCCGCCTATCAGAAAAGTTCTAATCCATCAATTCAAAATGCGGTCCGTCAATAAAAGGACGCCTTGATTGAGAACGTCTTAAATCAATGTAAGCATTCATCGCTTCTTCCATTGTACCTTCCCACTTACGAATATCCATTGGATACTTAGCTTGAGGTGTACCCCATGCGGCTCCCCAACAAATAGCAACACCTAATTGTGTGGCTGCTTCCTTTATCGCGTCTGCAACATTATCATAAAGATTAAGCTCCCAAGATAATCTTCCATTTATAAACGCTCCCAGATCTACAGCTTTACCCTCTAAGTGTTTACTTTTTAAAGTTTGGCTGGCTCCAGATGCCACCAATTCTTTTTGCTGTTCCAAAGTTCTCATACCTTGTAAAATTCCAAAATCAATTGATGATAAAGTAATAGCCATTTTACAGACTTCTTGCAGACTTTCATCTACACCTTCTAGCCTATCAAGACTGCGTCTACTTAATTTAAAACTCATTTTTTTGTATCCGTTTTGTTAAGTTTATCGAAACTTCTTGCGCCAGCCATTCCAAGCATTCCTAAAAGTAAAGGCATCATAACTGACATATCAGCTTGCGGAACAATGACACCAAACCCAGCGCATATTGGGCTGACAATGTAATTCACACCTAGCCCTATTCCCCCCAGCCATCCTATGAGTGGCCTCCAAGACGATTGGAACCAGTTGCCCTTGGCGTCATTTTTAAGTATTTCTAACTGAGCAAGTGCAAGCTCCTGAGAATGACGGTCTGCCATTGTAGCGACCTCATGGGCTAGTTTAGCAGCCTGATCCTTATCAGGGATCACCTTATCAATTATGGAACTTACAGGGCCTATCAGCTTGTCTAACAATTATTTGTCTCCCTCTATACTCATGGATGTTTTCTTATCCGACTTTGCAGAGTAAGCATTGAAGCCCATAAACGCAGCAACGACCCCACTAGCCGCAATCACGTATACAGAAGCTATGTCCGTAATCAACGAAGCTGCTTGATCAAAGCCCAGAACACTAGCCAATAATATAATAAATGGATAAATCAGCATCCCTGCTAATGCGAAGCCAGTATAGCGCCTTTCAGCATCCCTTTTTAAATCCCTATCATTTATCTCTAAACGTCTTTCTTCTAGGCGTAGCTTTTCCCATTCCAATGGCTGTATAACACCATCGCCATTACTGTCAGCTTTGTCGAACTCTTTCATTCAGAAAACCCCTTGCTACTCTAAGGTCACTTGTCTGTATAACAACTTTACCATTTTTTGTATACACTACAAACCTATTTTGCTTCACCTCTACTATCGTCATCTAATAATGCTATACATTCAATAATCATGTCGTTGGCTGTGACTAAGACACTAGCCTTGTCACGTTCTATTAAACAAATTTCTTTATCGGGGTAAGTATCCAATAAATAATATTGCAAATGATCCGTTCGCACAAAGTGAAACCAAACTAACGCATAAGCTACCAAGGCCAGTAATCCCAAATATTTACCCACCCCAGATGGTGCAGCCATGCCGTAGCTCCAATAGCAGACGCTGTGAGTAGGAAAAAGATACCAGCTAGGGTAAGAGCTAGCTCTTGACGTTCTATGGCTTCACGCTTCGCTATACGCTCTGCCTCACGTTTTTCAACAAGTATTTCTTTTCTGATTTTTAATAGCTCTGTCCATTTTGACGGCCCAAGTTGTTCATCAATATATTTTTTTAAGGACGCTTCAGCTTCTTCATAAGCAAGCTTATCCGCAAAGGTTGAAAGAGCTTCTTGATTTACGCTTGTAAAGGACCGCTGCATTTTACGTGAATGATTTTTCTTTGCAGTATCAGCGCTATCAAAAAAATTGCCTATCTCTTTTGACAAACTTGCAAGTGTTCGCCCTGCTTTTATAGCACCAGTAATTGACGTAACGATTGAAACGGGGTCCATGACTACATCCCATCACGGCGGCTAAACTCTACTGTCTTCTCTAATATTGCCACTCTGGATTGAAGCTTAATGATCTCCATCATATGAGCAGCCATCCCCCCAAGGTCCTCATTTATCATATCGATGTCATCCCAAATGGAATTATCACCATCTTCAATCTCTTCATAAACCTCTGACAATATATCAATAATCTCTTGCAGATGGTCAGTATTACGCTGCACATCTCTAATTAGATTAGTCTTATCGGTAGCGTTATTCTCAACAGTCAGAATGTTTACAGTTTCTTCAAGATTAGATATTGTACTAGCTTGCTGAGCCGTCCACCAGATGAAACCTCCGATTTGGGCTATCACAATCCCCACAACCGCAATGCTTACCTTTGGTAGTTTATCACTCATTAAAACCCGTTAGCTACTAACTTACTAAATTCACCAGACATTAATTTTTTCTTGATGTATTCATTAAGTTCTTTGCTACCTAATTTTGCGCCACATTCTTTCATCCACATTTCTATAACGACAAAAGGAATAGACCCAGCCAGCCGCATATCTGCTTTACGATTGTGACCTTCGATGTTTCTCTCTTTATTAAAATCCAAAATATCCTGAATATCCTGAGATCTTTTAATAATTACTTTACCATCTTCGTCAAAATACTGTGATTGAACACTCATTTCTTTTTTGGCCTCCCACGTTTTTTAGGAGCTACGCCACCTTCCCACGCCTCATTGACTTCAGGTGTGCTGGGATCATCAGCTTTCAAATGACCTTTTGCTGTCCTAGCCCTTTTGGGTTTTAAATCCATATCTTTAAGCTCTGAGGCTTTAATAAACGGATACGCGATAGCCATGCCAGCATCTATCAAAGCTTTGGCTTCAGCGTCATCTAATTCTATTTCATCATCTTTTACACGTGGGCTACCATTAGCCCAAGGATTTCTATCTGAAGTTATTTTAATTTTCATATTACTCTCCCATGAAGGTGATGGGGCATTGCTGCCCCACCAGTTATCTTATGCTGCGTTACAATCAGCCACAATACCGTGTGCCTTTTGAGAAGTAACCTGTAAGCCATATTCGCAAGAAATTAATCTACGATCTGACAGTCCAGCCTTACCTAACGCTTCCTGTTTTGCAGTCTGCAAGTAAGCAACTTCCGCATAGCTTGGATCAAGAACAAGAACGTCTGGAGTATGCACCACGCTTGACACTGTGCGTTTTCGCATGTGTCTTTGAGGCACGATTTCCACGGTCCCAAAATCAGAAATATATACATCTACAGCCGCAGTTAAACGCTTCGCGTCCACATCTTGGAACTTAGTTGCGTTGCCTGTAAAGGTAGATATTTTCTGTTTTTGCTCTGGTCCACACATAACGATTGTTGGTTCAGCACCATTGTTCCAGCATGACTGTATGACCGTCTTCAAAAGTGCTTCCGTTATGGGACGAAGCGTTCCATCAGTAGCCGCTGCGTTAACAAAGCCACTTTCACCAGCACCAGAAGTTGTACCATTAGCACCACCTGAACCCCGTGAAACGTTTGAGGTTAGGTATGCTGGTAAGCCAGCGGTCTGTCTTGCAGTACCAGATGAACCAGCCGCAGACGCTACGTTATCTAGAAGCATAGCTTCCATATCACGCTTTAGCTCAGAAAGTTTGTAAGCAACTTGCTTTGCTACAGTCTGTGCGTTTGCCACACCGTTCACCGCCTGATTGGTTGAACTCACTTCCACAGTTTTCGTGCTGATCTGGCTATACGATCCCTTACGAACTGCATTCGTGGGAGCTGTATTCGCTAATCCCGAATCGCCCTCAATCTGCCTATTTGCACCCGTTGCTGCCAAATCTATTTCAGCCCATTCAAAAAACGTATTGTCTATATTTTTAGAACCGATTGTACTCATCAGCAAAGTTTCAGTTGGAGTTATTGAGGTTAATGCTTCTTGCAAATCCTCCCGAATTGTTGTGACATCATATGTCTCATTTGTGTTAGCTGTTACAGCCATGATTTTAGTCCTTTTGACAAAAGATTAAGATGTAAGCCAGCTTGCAACATCATCGATGCTCCCTGACTTGCTCATTGCCGCCTTCTGTTTATTAGCATTTGAAGCTTTAGCTGCACCTTTGGCACGGGCTGCTGAAGGTTTAACTACGGGTCTAGCCCCCTCAGTCTTTTTATCGACTTTGGTTTTTTTGCTATCCTGTAGTTTTCTCCATTGGACAGCGTCATTTAAGATCATAACCTCTTCCGCTGTTTTAACAGTGCCGATTTGATCATCGGTTAACTTGTAAAACTTTTTTGCGTTTTTGGACATATCTACCATGAAGTCAGCACGTTTCTTTTCGTCCCTATATTCGGGCATCCACTCAGAAAGCCGCATGGCTTGCTGTTCTAGATTTTGAACGTGGAGCCGTTCTTGCTCCGCTTTCTCCCGTTGTGCAACGATTTTAACTTGCTGTTCCCATTGTTGACGTTGTTCAACTGCACGACGATATTCTTCTGCCATCTGAGAATGCCTGAAAGGGTCACTCTGTTTGAGTTCCTCCGCTGGATACTCAGGTATCATAGGAATATTACCTTGCTGCATTTGCTGCATCATTTGCTGTAGCATTTGGCGTTCTTGGGACGTTTCGCTTGTTAGCCTATCAATTTCTTTTTTCTGAGAAGCTACGTCACTCATTCCCTTTTGGATATACTTTTGCCCTGAATAACCGCGTTTCAATTCATCCAAGGTGACTTCACGATCTTCGCCATCAATTTTGACTTGGTAAAGTTCTTGCTGAACAGTTGGCTCTTCTTCCTCAATATCCTCAGTATCAGGTATTTCTTGATCGATGTCTGATACATCATCGACATCAACATCTTCGGCAACCTCTTCTTCAGTTTCGGTTTCCGTGTCCAGAATTGCCTCAACCACTTCATCAGTTACTTCATCTTGATTTTTAGGAGTTTCCATAATTAGGTTATCGACAACCTCCTGTACATTGTCACCTAATGGGTTAGTCGTTTCCACGGTGCTTTCCCTTCCGTTCTATGAGCGTCATTGCATCTACATCAGCTTGCAACGAATACTCTATTGCGTTTAACGCCCTAAGTATGGCGTGAGCATCCTCACGTTGTTCCACCTCTGAGGCACTGCTATTTGCAAAGATACGAAGTTGTGTATCCCGCAAATTCTTTATGGTTTCCTTAAACCATTCGTTCTCTAGTAATGATTTGGAGCGTTTTGCGCTCTGTTCAATATCCACTACCGTTCATTCCCATGTTTTTCATTTGTTCGTTATGCTGCCTTTCAGCATCCTGTTCTGCTTTGATTGACTGAGTATCAACCGCTGTTCCATACTGACCAAGAACTTTAGCAACCTCTACCGCTAGATCTTGTACCATCTTATCACGGGCAAGATCATCATCCATACCCAACTTATGCATTTTGTATTGATTATCAATTGCAGTCTTTTGCATTTGAACTTGTGCCTCTGTTTGGGTTTTCATTGCTTCAGCTTGCATAGCCATAGTCATTGGATCTGGCTGTCCTTGCTGTTGTTGCATCATCATCATTTGCTGTTGTTGCTGTTGTTGGATCATTTGCTGTTCCATTTCTGGCGTCATAGGTAGAAAATGCCTGTCAATATTTCTAACGCCACCTATCGCCAGTATATCAGCCATTGTGTTTCTAAGCTGTGAAAGCGTTACAAGGCCGTTTGTAGGCCCGTAAGTCTGATATATCTGTTGCTGTATACCAAAAGCCATTTGCAGTGATGCTAGACGCTCTGCTTCGCGCCCAGTGCCTATACCGACATTAACTATTAGATCCATTTCTGTATTCCATGCCATTGGATCGACAGGAACAAATGAACCATTCATTCTCATAACTTCTTCATCTTCAGAATTTTTGACGTAAAGATCCAACATCAATTTAAACAATCGACGCATACCACCTTCAGCTAAGTTTCTGGCAATGACTTCAGCTTGTCCAGCTTGCCCTTCCATCGATGCCGCCACACTAGTGGCTGTAGCACTCTTTAAGACTTCTGGATCTAACCCTTGCGCCATTTTACTAACGCCAGTTTTGTTATCAACTAGCTGGTCAAAATATTGTAGGGCTGGCAGTGTCTGAGCCGCTGTGAACGGAACCGCCATTTCGCCAATTGCGTTTAAATTTTTAACTCTGATAACGCGACCTATTTCATTTGAAAGTAAATCATCTACGGCAACCTGACCATCTACTATTTGCATGGCGGGATTGTTAACCAGCGCAGCGTTATCCAATATTCCACGAAGCATCGATGTGGCTGCGTCTTGGTCATTCATAACCAAGTCAACCAATGACGTTCCAAACATTGCATGAGGCTCTGGATCTACTTCAAACAATGCATATGGGGCATGATCAGCTTCATAAAAATTTAAAAGCTTGTAGTTTGCTCCAGCACAGATGAATTGGTAAAGCTGGGGAACACCAGTACCCTCAATATCCAATTCCATAAAAGCTTGCGTGACCGTTATTTTTTTAGAAGAAGTGCTTGAATTTTCATCTTCACTTTCATCAACAGCATATCCACGACGTTCAAATTCAGCCTCATCATCGGTTACAGAATAATCGCCACTATTTATGTCAGCTAAATCATCCATTGTGAAACCCATAGCAAGCAAATCTGCTACACGCATTTCAGAGCTATGACCGACCACATAATAATCATCAATTGATCTGGCATTCCTATCGCAGAACCAATCCTCTGGCGGCACACTTTCGACGCACATTTTACCATCTGGTTTTTGCCGTGAAATCTTAACAGCGTGTTCTGGCATTTCCATTTCAGCACCATCTTCATCCACTTGGATCTTCATAACTGCTTCATGTTCTAAAACTTCAACGTCATCATTACTGACCAGCAATGCATATTCATCATCACTTAAATTTCTGTAAGTATGAATTTCGCTTCTCATTGCGTCCATATAGTAGACGTAAGCAATACCCATTTTCTTAACCAACGCATCTTGAAAAACGTCGTTAATAATTCTGTACCCGTTCATCTGTTGGAATTTATAATTAATAAACTGTGTCGCTTGCTCTGCCTGTTGTACGTCCTCTGGACCTCTGGGAACAAATTCTACTGGCTTATCACTAGCCAAGAATACACGCTGTAACGACGGCTTAATCCCGCGAACCACCTCACGACACTTGGTAGCTACGACACTTGATCGGCCCTCTTCGTGTTCCAGATCTGTTTCTAGATCAAAATACTTTTGAGCTTTTGTCCTTTGAGGTGTAATTTCACCCGATATAAAATCTACCGCTTCCTCAATAGCATGAGAAACTATACCTTCAATTTGCGTTTGGTCTAATGGTTCTAATTCCATTTATTTCTCCTATGGTAGTATCGGTAGTAGCCCAAGACCGTATCTTGGAAAATTAGTTTCTTCTTTACGCCCAGCCGCTTCTGATATTTGTTGCTCAGTAGTTTTTTGATTTGCGCCCTGTAAGTAGAATGCTAATCTTGTAGCTGCAAATTGTCTATCTTCGTTACTTACTTCCAAGCCACGTTGAACACGACTTAGAACTTCCAGAACTTCTGTGGCATCATCTGATCCACGCCTTGTTAAAGCTTCAGCTATTTCGTTAAAGATACTTTGCCGCTGTCGTTCACTGAACTCTTTTGTAAATCCTGTTAGCTCTTGAGTTAATTGCTGTGTAGCCTCTAACGGTTTACCTTCAAGAAAAGTTCGCACTGGACCAGCCGCTGTTAGATCGTCTACCATTTTCTGTGTGGATGCTCTGATTTGAGTTTTAGAATTTGCAGCTACAGAAGCCCTTGTACTTGCAGCGGTTTGAACTTGTTCGATCTGTTTAATTAAAGCGTCAGCCCCGTCACCCATTACGGCTCTTATCTTTCTAATTGCGTTATTAGATCCAGTTGACTTCATAAATTGGGCTAGTTGCCTTGACGCCATGTCGGTGTCACTTGGAAGAATTTTAACATCATCTAGTGACTTTCTGATCATGGACTGTAAACCCATTCGTAAAGCCCCAAGCTGTGCAACTGAGGGATCATCACCTATTGCTTCTAAAACATCTTCTAATTCTACTTTATCTTTTAATAAGTCACGGCCCATTTTAAATGCAGCTTCTTCTTGCAGTACGTCACCGCCAAATTGGGTAGCATTTTGATAAACACGGTTTCCATTTACATCTGTGATAGCGTCATTCATTGCGTTTCGAAGCCGCCTATAAAGATTAGAATATAATCGGGTATCGTCTGTTATTTTACCAAATTCACCCTTACTATCCTCTGCTAATCCACCCAACGCTTTCTTAATGTAATCTAATTGCATAACATTTGGCGGGTTGCTGAAAGTTATTTCACCGTCATCACCTATGGTAGCTTTGACTTGCATATTCTTTAATTTATCAGCCCTCATTCTGATGTTCGCTCTTCTGACGGCTGCTTCCATAATAGATGGATCTATCGTATCCAAGACTTCTTCTAAGGCTATACCAGCCTGACTACCGTAATTTACGGGGGTTTCATAAGCTATATTGTAAGCATCTGTTCTTTGAGTACCCTGACGATCTCTTATAATTTTCAATGCAGATTTAGGACCAAGAGTTGGCGACCCAAGATTTTCAACCAAAGTGTTATCTAAATTACCTATGACTTTATCAGCACGTTTAGAAATATTTGTTGCAACCGTTTCCGCTGCCTCTGGACCAGCCGCAGCCGCTGCATCGGTAAGTGCTTGAGCCGCCACACCAGCATCCGCAATCCTTCCCTCATCACCAGCCTTTGAAATATTCTGGAGCATTTTTCCCAAGTCTCCACCTTGAGTAATAGAGCTTTTGATTACCATTGCCGCTGATCGGCTAATCCCTAGCGTTGACGCTATTTGAGCAATATCAGATTTCTTAATTACTTCGGCAACACGATTAAATCCATCACCAATAAATGGCGTACCAGTACCAATAATACCACCAGTAGCAAGGCCAAGACCACCACCAATCATACCTTCTCTAAATCGATTTCCATCTTCCGCTTCCCCAGCCGCTTGTATACCCGATGTTATGCCAGCCGCTGTACCAGACGCTACACCAGACCTAACGGCTTGCGCTAGTTTACTTCCCCCCTGTACACCAGCACCAAAAAGTCGAAGAAGCTGTGGAAACGCTCCAACAATTGAAGCTGCTTCAACCGTAGTTACACCCGCCTGTATTAGAAATGTTTCCAGTGGTTTTTCTGCGTTCATTGCTCTGACGTATGCGTCGTTAGCTTTTTTGTAATCACCGCCAAATAGATAATCAATGGCTTCGTCTGCAAAAGATCCAAGTCCACCGAACGCCACTTGGCGTCCAACGGCTGCACGGGCCGCGACGGGATTATTTTCTATAAGAGCTTTATTAACTTCGCTGGCATCCAGTTCTGATGAACTAACTTGGTCATTAATAAATTTTTCTATATCAGCGGGATCGCTTGAAGAAAAAGATTGACCAGTTAAAAATCTTTGCCCTTGTGTACTTTCTAAAACAACATCACCTACATAACCACCTTTTTTTCCTTCACCTGTTTTTCTCCACAATCGTTTTCCATCTGGACCTTTAGCGACGTAAGTTGTTCTCTCAGGTTTTAAGTTATCCATTATTTTGTTTGCTTCTTCCTGAGAAGCCGCCTGTATCATTATCACACGATCACTATCAGGAGCGTTAAAGAAAAACTGTTCTCTAGTTTCTTTTATTCTAAATTTTTCTTCAGCCATAATTTTTCCTTATTTAAACGTACTAGGATCAACAATATTATTTCCACCAGCGGTTTTGTTTTTATTACCGCCACTTTTTAATAATTCGCGTTCTTTCTTATACTCTTCTGTTCCAAATAACGGGTTAATCGATTTTGCTAATTCGTTAGCTTTCTGTTTTGCTAACTCACTTGCGTTTGGACCTGATGAAGCCAAAATCATGTCAATGGCAATCTGTCGTGCCGCCCTTTTTTGAGCTATAACTTCTGGTCCATCAAAAGGCTGGGGAAAGTATTGTTTGTTTGCACCCTCAAATTCACTAGCTGCAATGGCAGCACCAGATTCCCGACGTAACACTGAGTTAATAAATTGCTCTCTAGCTTGATTGTATTGTTGAAACTCTGTGCTTACCATTGCATTCCCAAAAACTGGTATTTTTGAAAAAAACGTTTGACCTAAATCAGCACCAATATCTTCTACCTGATTAATTGTCATATTGGCTAGTTCCATCCGCGCACCAAAATCCATGCCCTTGGCTTGAGCTTCACTTTGCTTACCAAGAGCTATTTTAGTTCCATCAGGTAATTCAATAGTACCTTGCGATTGGCCCCCAGTTTTGCCTTGATAAATTACCTTGCCTGTTTTTCTATCTACCAATGCATCACCAACAACAACGTAGTCACCCGCTTGGGCCTTTTGATAAGCTGTATACACTTGGCCTATTGGCACACCCATTTCAAGCATTTCAGCATATAATGCTCCGTTAGGTTGACCTCTAAAAAATTCCGCTGTGAGATTGGTTTTATCTTGTGCCGCCTGACGTAGACCTTGCTCACGAATTGCTTCCCCCTGACCGTAGCCACGAAGGATCAAACTATCCATACCAGCCCCTAATGATTGAAATGGTGTCAGTCCAGTAGCTTGATTACGCTGATTGAAGAACTTATTCATGCCCGTCATTTCAGATCTATTTTCTTCTTCAGGGCGTCTGCCCATCAACATATCCATTAATGAAGCCATTCTGTTTTCTCCTGACGTTTCTTCTGAAGTTGTCCCTCTTACTATTGGACCTAAATTTTTATTTGCGTTTAATGGTGGTGCTGTATTCGGATAGTTCTTATTGAAGTTTACCAGATCTTCCAGCCTAGATCCACGCCATTGTGCAATACCGTATGCCCCCTGACCGCCACCCTTTGAATTGAAAGCATCTGGCAACAATGTTTTATAGCTTTCAGCCATCAGGTTACCAATGATGCCAGCCTTTTGTGCATTGTTAAATCCTTTACTCCCTAGAAATTTAGAAGCTTCTAATGCATTTTCGGACAAGTCAGGATTGTCTTTATTCAGTTCTGCAAAGACTTCATCAGCAAATCTTGTGCGACGCTCTATGTTTGAGCCATCTGACCTTTCATATAAGTTTTCAAAGGCTACTGCATATTCTGTTGGGGTGGAAAAATTACCGCTTTTGAAAGCGTCTAAAGTTTTCTTTTCTTTACCTAAAAGCTCATCATAAAGAAACGCTAATTGCGTTCCAAAAGGTATATTAAATGTTTGAGCCATTCAGTCATTTATCCCCTTGGCATACTGCTAAGTGTTTGAAAATAATTGAATAATCCGGGTTGGAAGGACGAAGTTGAACCCGATAAAGTAGGTTGCGCTGAGATTGTTCCGATTAGATTATTTAGGTTTTGGGCTGGCTGACCAACGAACCCGCTAAACATTCCTTTGCCTGAATTAATCAGATCTTGCATCATCTGTTGTTGCAATGCTCCTTGCTGCATTTGCTGGTTCTGTATTGCTTGTCCATAACCAAAAGATTGTTGCCCAGCATTTTGCAAACCTTGTGCTGACCTGAATGCATCGTTCATCGATTGATTGTATCCTTGCTGATTTAAGGCTCCTACCTGATCTAATGCTTGCTGGTTAAAACCCTTCAGTGCTTCAGCTTCTGCTATGCCTTGCCGTGAACCACCAAAAGCCCCAGCCCCTTGTGCTTGCGCTCCGATTTGATTTAACCCCATCTGAGCCGCTGAACCAACGTCACGCAATGTCTTATCAACAACATTTTGTTGGTAAGGGTTCATCATGTTCATTGCAGTTGCACTTGGGTTTGCGTATGTTTGTAAGGCTTGCGATTGAGCCGCTGAAGCCTGTTGAAACGGATTGACCGTCATTGCTGGATTAGCTGAACCCGCCATTTACTTACCCCCTCTACCGCGTGATTGCATTTCTAATGGCACTGGTAATTGACCAGTTGCCGAACGTGACCCTACCGTTCCAGTTGTGGGATCAATTCCAAAACTTGAATAAAAGTCTCTAACTGGAGCTTCTAAATTAGCTACTGCCTGATCGTATACGGGAGCCGCTGAATATCCGATTGCTCCACCCGCCTGAACAGGATCTGGCAAGTAATTAGCACCGCCTGTAGTGGGCATTCCGAATGCAGATGACATTTGGTCCGTCCCTTGAAAAGCTGCATTCTGGAGAGGACTGAAAGCCGCTACGTCAGGACCGCGATAAACAGCAAATGGAGCATCTGCCAAATCTGTACCCATACCAACACCTTGCTGGATAGCCGTTTCGAAAAATTTGGGCATAGTTGTGTCTTTACTTTCCCTACCGCCTTTAGCCATCATCAAACTCCTTCATAAAACATACCTGTTGTAGCTTCCAATTTAGCGGGGCAAGTGGTTTTTTCCAACCCATGCGTCCAGCCATCGTTGCAGCGGTACATCCGTTAGCTTCTGCCCAAGCTTTAACATCATCATTCATTTCTAATATTTGATCTAACTCACCACCAGCTAAAAAAATATTTAAAACTTTCTTTCTTGGATATACCACAATTTCAGTAACAATACACCCCCTTGGACTAGGCCACAACTGCATGGTCCCAAGTGCTATGTTTTTTACAATATCATCGAAGTGATGTGTCCCACCCGTGTAGACTAATGCTGCTTCTATCCACGGTCTGCATCTTTCCAAATCATCTGATAAAATAAAATCTTTTGCCATTTAATATGTAGACAATGCTACCCTCTTCCAAATTGCTGTTGATCCATCATGTGCAGCGGTACAAATATAAATATAATTAGTATCCCAAGCTATCATGCCAGCGCCATCGCCAGCCGCACCGACACTTGAACTAGGTGTGGTTTGCTTCATAGCAACTTGCTTAAATGCGTTCTGCGCTGAAACGACAGGATAGTTGTTTTGCTCATCCCATAGAAAAATTCCATTATCGGCTGGCACATCATCAGACTGTTTAAAAAACAATTTACCTAAATTTCTGCTAAGAAAAAGATTAAGTTCTCTACCCCATTGCCGAATATCGGTACCTATAACTGGTGGTGTAACTGGCATTATCTACGCCCTCCAGCTTTTGTTTCTAATCGCATAGTTCCTACACGCCAATTTGTTGCCTGATCACCTTCAACTCTCATTCGCATTTGTCTGCCAGTAAATCGCAATGAAGTTGGGTTGCTTGGATTAAATGGGCCATGCGTTGTTTCTGTAGCGTTAGGATAAAATCTTGTTTTAAATTTTAAATCAACATCACCTTGCGTTTTTTCGTCTGGTATAACCTCAGTAACTTTTGCAACTTGATCACCATTGCCAATTGATATTGGACCAGTTTCACAAAATACAGAACCGCTGTCGTAGTTTAAACCTTGCTCATGGTTATAAATTACCACTGGTTCGATTACATTTGCAGTTCCACCCATGCCTGAGTGGTTAACGCAATAATAATAAAGCGTTGACGGTGTGCTGTCTGAGACAACTATCTGAACATAACTCCCAGCACTGCCAGCCGTTCCTACTGATGTGACGCCCGAAGAATAAGCTGATCCACCGCCATGCGTTCCATCTGATGTTGTAGAAAACTGTATTGGATGATTTGTATTACTAGCTGCACTTTGGTCAAATATATAAGTGTTGCCTTTTTTAAGGTTAATTGTCGGCGCAGATCCAGAATAACCAGACAAGAAATATTTATTTCCGCTATCATTAGCCACAGTAACATCATAAGTAATAGTTTCGGCGCGTTCACCACCCATTAATGGCGTTCTAAAAACACCTCTAGGAACACCGCCTGTTCTTGATAAGTCACCAATCAGCCAGTGATTTTCTAATAAATCTAACGCAACATACCTGTCTATTTCTAAACTTCCAGCAGAAGGGTAAAACCACCAAACTTCACTAAACTCTGCATTGCTAAATCCCCAGATTTTTGATTGCTGGTTTACGTTAATATCGTCAAAAACATAGTCATGCACTTCACAAGACAATTCTTTTATAGAGTTACCATCGAAAGTAAAAAAGCCCTTCTGCCCCATCCAAAATGCACCCATGTCAGTATCTACAGCCGACATACGCGAAACAGCACCGCAAGAAGTTCCTACACGATCAAAACCATAAACATACGGAGGCCCAATATATTTTGCAGCGAAAGCATCGCTATCTGTTATAATTAATGTTTGCCCTCTGGTTTTTAATCCCTGCATAATTTGACCAGTGGTCTGCAAATCAATATCACCAGCTTCATTCGTTGCCGCTGGCGTCCAAACGGTATTATTTTCTTTATCTGAGAAGGCCACTCTACGGGGATTTCCACCAGCCCCTAAAAGAAAAACAAACCGTTCCTCTGTCACAACCAATCCAAGATTGTTAATTGGTGCGTTAGCTACTGGCGCTGCTACAGCCGATGATCCTAACTGCCACTCCACTAAAGTTCCAGTGTCAAAATGAACCCCAAGCAAATACTGACCAAAGTTGTCTAATGACCACGATGTTGCCTCAGAATAAGTACCTGTCGCTGGTCTTTGTGTTCCATAATAACCAGTTCCGTAAAACCCACCGCCAAAACCCAAATTTAACGCAGCATCTTCACGACCAGCCGACATTGTTGACGGTGTGATGGTGTAAACTGTTCCAGCCCCTGTCATTGCTTTTAATTCGTTATACGAACCAGCCGCAAAATAAGCAGTGCCACCGTTATCTTCCCAAGCGTGAGCGCCTCTAATCGGATTAGCGCAAAACCCACTTTTCATAGATTGCCAACCACCAATCGGACGCAACGAACCATCACGCCACCTAACCAAAGAACCATCGCGCCATCGGTTTGATGCATCTAAGTCTGTACCGTTACGATAAAACCCAGCTTTTAAATCCAGTGGTATTAGAGGCATTACGTTGTCGCTCCATAAATAGTTCCGCTATTACTTAATGTGTAAGTGTTTCCAGTATCTTCAATGGCCTTACCACCAGCACCGCCATTATTATCTGTGCCGTTACCACCAGCCGCACCCCAGCCACCACCGCCGCCGCCTAATTCGTTGTTCGTAGAGTGTGCGCCAGCATTACCATTTGCACCGCCACCAACAGAACCACCTGTCGCGCCTGATCCAAGAATACGTCCACCTCCACCGCCTGATCTAAGACCATTAGCATCACCAGAATAGCCGCCGCCACCACCGCCAGCACCACCCCCAGTTCCACCTGAATAGCCAAACGCAGTAGAACTTGCACCATCTTCACCAACTGCATTTAAAACACCACCTGACGCCCTATTTGATGGGGGTGCTGGGTTGCTCAATTCTGGATTACCACCACCAGCACCACCGCCACCAAATCCATTAATTGCTGTTCCATTTGTACCAGAACCACCGCCACCACCGCCGCCTCCAGCTATAAATGCGCCAGATGCATTTGTAATAACAACACCACTAACCCCAGAGTTAATTTTTATAGCAGGGCCACCGTCTTGGGCATTGCCAGCGGAACCAAATGAACCATAGCCACCTTTTCCAATAATTTTACCTTCGTTTTGAATTTCACAACTTATATCAATTATTAATGCTGGCACTGCAACATCATCTGACCAGACCCAAAAACCTGACGGTATTCTCAATATGTTACCAGCAGTTACAAAACTAGAAGCGGTTATTTGTTTTCTATTAGATTGCCCATTTATTATTGCCGAAGATGTTAACGTAGTTGTTGTTTGGGCAACCGTTCCATAAAAATCACTTATACTTATAGTTCCAGAAGTTGGAACAGTAGTGTTTTGTGGAGTAACTAAACCGCCATTTCTATAATATTCACTTAAACCATGCGGCGCAGAACCACCAAATTCGCCCACTATGTTATTTATGGTTAGAGTTCCGCTACTTGGTAAAGTCATTATTAAGCACTTCCGAAAGCAGTTACATCGTTTTCTACAGTTAATGCGCCAGTAGAACTTAATTTAAGTCTATCTGTGCCTTGATAAGCAAACTTTAAATCTGATCCAGATTGCGTGATCGTCCAATCACCTAGATCAACCGTTACGGCTTGCACCTCTCCAGCCGCACCGTAAACAACACCCTTACTATTAACTACTGTGTTTGCTACTGAACCATCTAATAAATTTAGTTCAGCCGCTGTAGAGGTTACATTTGCTCCGTTAATTGTAAGCGTTGAAAGATCAGGAGCAACCGTAGCTTTGCCAGTTCCCGAACCGTTCATAGTGCTTTCAATAGCGGTTAATCCAGTATTAATGGTAGAACCCCAAGTTCCTTCTGAACCTCCGACTGTAGGTTTTGTTATAGTAATAGCCATTTTAATCTCCTATTAATAAAACAGTACCACGTTAAGCGGCATCCGTCCATATTGCTGGTGGAAGGGTAGGACTAAACCATCCTCTAAACTTAACGTCTTGCCCTTGATATGTGTATTCTTCCGCATTTGCGACTGATAGAACCCTGCCATGTCTTAGTGTTGCGGCAACGCCAGTTAAAGCAAAAGTTCCAACATCTGCGTCAATATCAAACCCAAATATTACTGGTTGCCCAGAAAGCGTAAAAGTAGCGGCTGGTGGAATAATTGATATATGGATTTCATAACTTTGATCTTGACCAGTAAGTGTAAATGTTCCGACTTGTGCATTTGGACTTAAATTTTTCTGAAAACTTACAGCATGGCCTGTTGTCGCAAAAGTTCCAATTGGCTCTAAAAATATACCCTTACCAAGACCTATAGTTACATTGTTACCTGTTAAGCCAAAAGAACCGCTTTGAATTGCGTAGCTATACGCGACAGGATTTAATAATGGTTGACCGCTTAACGTAAACTGACCACTTGGATATAAATCAGTAATAAGTTTACCAGCACCATGCATAGAAAGAGTGAACGTGCCATGCGTCACTGACATCGAATAGTTAGCACCACCGCTAGACCCTATTGGGCCATTACCTATTGGGCCAGATGCAATAGTCATGCTTTACTCTCCTTATTCAGTGTCTAAAGTTTCGTAATTTTCTAAATCAGTTACATAACTTTCTAAGTTAACAAAAACCTCAAAAGAATTAACATTGTCACTCATTAACACTTCTTCATTTTTTACTTTATGAACAAAACTTTTAAAGTCTGTTTGCTCAATGTGCATTTCTTGCAGACCTTCTGATTGTATTGAAGAAAGCAAGCTGTTTAATTCATTTTGATGATCTACAGAAAATGCTGGATTTGTTACTTCACAACTATATGTTTTTTGATCGTTTACGTTAAAAGTAAGATTGCCGTTTGATTTTATATTAAATACTTTCATTTTTATGCTCCATTTTATGCCAGAAAAGACGTCTATATTTATTGGTAAAGAGTGTGTTTAATTGAAAATTATGTTTTTTTCTTTTTCGATCATCAATTAAACTAACCTCACTTTTAAATATTTCTCTTTTAAAAGGTATTACTTGAGCAAGGGGCGTTCCTTTTGGAATTAAAAATTCACCATCGCCTCCTGTCCATACAAACGGAAAATTTATATTATTGTAATAAGTGTCAGTATCAACAACACCATCAAAAAGTTTAAACCTTTTTTCCATTCTATTAAGGGGTGACATAAAATAACAACTATAACCTTTCGGAGTTTGTATTACCCAAGGATTATGAAACTTTAATGGTATGGTTCCAAAAGGCATATCTTGTAGCGGATACCCTTCTACCTGATCAATGTTATGTGGAGACATTCCAGAAGATAATTCTTTTTCTGCAAATTCAAATTCAATATTATCGTTTTCTGCTTTAACAAAAACATCACAAAAAAATGGTATAATATATCCTTGATTGCAAGCTTCTAAAAATGGAACACATTTCTTTACAGAGCCACTTTCTGGATGTCTAGTAAGTGAAGGCGGTAAATTTTTAAACCAGTCTGGTAATGCCTTACTTGCTACGAAAGGATGAGGATAAGCATCAAGTATTTCTTGAGGGGCTTGAAATTTTATTATATTTTTATTTTTTATTTTCATATTAAGTTTTCATCCAATTTACAGGCATTTTTTTTGCACCCATTTTATAAATACCATGTTTAAGGAAAAAATTAGGATAGTTTGTCATATACTTATAATATAAATCAGTGTCATAAGTGTGCTTCAATTTTACTCTTCTATCTGAAATAGGAAAAATATTTAATAGCGGCTCTCCAAAATTCCATGAAATATTTCTATGCTCACCTTTAGGAACATACATGAAAATGTTAAGTGCTTGTTGATATTTAAATTGCACAATACCTGATGGAATTTGGAAATCTAAAAAGTTAAAGGGCGTCTGACAAACAACAAATTGCACATCTTCTTTACACCTTATAAAAACTGGTGAAGTAATTTTAAAAATACTCATATTTTTTGATTTACAAAAATCTGGCGCATGTTTTGTATGAAGATCTAATTTTACTTGATCATCTACAACAGTAGAAAATCTAAGTTCATCTGGCGTTAATGTAACCTCCATGTCAGTCCACGATTTTAAGGTTAAACTTTTTTTTTGGGTTTCTATCATGCCGTAACAGCTAGTGAAGTCTGGTCTATTATGTTTAGTAGGCCGCATACAATCCTTTTTATCTTTCCCAGTATGACAGAGAAGGTCTACACCATATAGATATTCTGGCATGATTACTTCCAATCTTATCGGCCTTTTTATAATGCTTAACATTAAGATTTCATAATAAACGCCAAAGTAAAGAATACTGGTGTAGTTGTTAGCGCCGAACCGCTTCCAGTTGCTCCAGTGTTACCTGATATGTTGTGCGTGTGATTTCCAGAGTTACCAGTATTTCCACTAAAACTGTGACTATGGTTTCCAGTGTTGCTTGTATTGAAGTTGTGACTGTGGTTTCCAGTGTTATTTGTTTGTTGGTTGTTAGTTAGTCCTCTTGCGCTTTTGTTATTAAAAATCCAAGTTTCAATATGATAATAACTACCAAAATTGTTGCTATTGTTTTTATATAAATTATGACCATGACCACCAGTATTAGAAGTGCTTCCACTATGAGAGTGAGCGCCAGTGTTGCTAGTGTTTCCGCTGAAGCTATGAGAGTGATCACCGCCAGCCGCCGCCGCCAAATTGCCACTGTCATGCGTGTGACTTGGCAAGTTTCCTTCTGCTAGCGTAACAGTGTTCGATCCACCAGTGCTATTTGTATTAGTTGAACCCTCACGCCCTATAATAAATTTTTCTGTTAAATCTGGCGTACTGTTATTTCCATCGCATAAGTGCCAGCCTGACGGAATATTTCCATTTGTTCCTGACCACATTGCAATTAAACCTGACGGAATAGAAACAATACCTGTCAGCGCAGAACCGTCACCAGTTAAAGCTGTAGCCGCCAAAGTACCTGTTACTGTCGCACCTGTCGCTGATGCAGCAACTTTTGTAACGCCAGCGTGTTGCAATTCATTAAAGTCAGTATTGATGGCTGTCACTGATACTGTAGCAGTACCAGTTAAAGAAATAGCATTATCGCTGTTGCTACTTTCGCTGGGCGTTCTTGTAAGTGACGTTCCACTACTACTATACGTTCCAGTGCCTATCTCAAAATTAGCACCTTCCTCAATTACATATTGGACAACATCACTGTTACTTACCCCAGCGTCTGCAAAGCTTTGAAAGCCTACAGAAGCACTACCTAATGTAACCGTACCAGTTCCAGTAGTGCTAGTCGTCATTTTGGCTCTGTTAAAAAGTTTCGCCATGACGATCTCCTATTATGTAAGTGTTAAGATACCGTTAGTTCCAATATCTACTGTGAAAGTATCACCATCATTTAGCGTAAGTGATGATCCGTAATCATAATAACCTATCAATGGATCTGCTGGTGACGTCACTGTGTCATCATAGATAATCACATATCTAAAAGCTGCCACTGCACCACCTGATGCTGTCAAAACTAAGTCACTAGCTGATAGCTTATAAGTGCCAGAAGTTTGTGTGCTTGTGACACTTGCTAATGTTCGTGACGATAGATTGGTGTAAGAAATCTCTGTAATATTTCCTAAAATACCATTTCCATCGGCCGCTGCGTTTGTTCCAGCCGTAGGATCTGTGTTAGAAAGAGCCACTTTTAAAGTATCTCCATCTAGGTCCATTGTGTTAGCCAGATTGACCACAAAGTCATTTACTTTAGTAAAACTTGCCATTTAGTAACTCCTAATTTTAATTCTACGCCCAGAACCTGACGATCTAGCACGTTCTCCTTCAAAATTTATAGCAGAAAT